TCATTTTGCTCGCTGACCATGCAGAAGCTGGAAGGGTTTAATTTCGGGCTTTTCGGTCAGCGCCTCAAGATTTCGAATCCACCACATCTGAACGACCTGTTGCAGCCGACCATCCGCCGGATCTCGCTCCAGCACCCAACCCTCATAAATCTGTCCGTCCTTGTTCCAATCGAACAACACCGGATTATTAAGGTGGGCGATGCTGCCGAGAGCTGACGCAGATGCCCTCAACTCAAGAACGCCGTGAGTGCGGTAGGCCATTCCAGAGCGCGCACCATTCCCGTCCATCCGGTTTATGTAGCCAATCAATGGTTCGGCAGTGGTCAGCTCTGCATAGGAGAGCTTGAAACCACGGCCACGCAAGACGATAACCGCCACCTTCTGGCCAGCCGGCGTATCGGTCTTAGGGCATCCGCCCTCAGCAATGTAGGAATGCGTTTCACTGTACATAAATACAGTATATATAGCGCCTTAACACTTGGCAACGGCGAGAAGACTGGGCTCGCCCTGTCACGCGGGCATGCCTCGAAATTGATACATGCAGCAAATTTGATGTATAATCCTTCCTAAGTCGTTCGCATTTCGTCCCGTATCCCGTCAGCAGAGTGGGCTCTTACCGTGGAATGCAGCGACTTTTTTCATTTCTGCCCCACCAGCTTTAGCGCCACTGGCACCGCTGGCACCGCTGACGCCGCCCACAACAACAACCCCTCCCTCGTCCAGCGATCTTCGATGCTCTCCCGACCCGCAGTGGACTTGGCGTAAACGCTAGCGACATTGTTATAGCTTAAACGGCCCATCTGCTTATTCGGATGAACAGCGATGATAATGGGCGCCATGTTCTTAACTTCATAGGTCAGGACTGCCGAGCCCGGATTGTCCAGGTGCCCCTTAAACACTGCTTTCGGCATTTCCAGCATCGCGTAAATCCGCTCCAGAGTCCCCTTCGGGATGCCGTGCTCGAAATACACTTTGCCCACGACCTTACCAGTAATAGCCAGCTGCAAATCCGGCATACCCAAGTCAAGAAGCACCTGCGGCGTCTTACCAATCGGCAAGATAACCTGATTGTTCGACTTCTGCTTCGCCTCATCGTCTTGTGTCATCGACTTCAACAGCAAGCCCAGGGCGGTTTTAAAGGCTGGATTTTCCATGTTCTACTCGTATGTTGTTATTTTTAAACCTACGCGACTTTAAGCATAGGTTTCTTGCTGCTTACACGCTTCGCCTTTGCCACACGTGCCGCCTCTCTAGCTTGGATTTCTTCTTGGGCGAATGGCTGTAACACGTCGATCAGGCCGGAAAAATCGTACACGTTCGGCTTGTTCCGGTCGTGTTCAACCTTCCGTATGTTGCGCTTGATAAATCCCGCTTTTTCCATCTGAGCAATGCGCCGACGAATAGTGGACTGATCGACTCCGATCATTTCAGCCATCGTCTTCTTTGTCGGATAGGGCAGGTTATCTGCCGTCCACCAATACGTAAGGAGAACAAGCAAAATGTTCACGTGGATCGGCTCAAGCCCCAGCGCCTTTTGGCGCGTCACCAAGGTGCTTGGCAAAATTGTGTAGCCGGCATCGATCAAGGCGTCGCCCCACTTCTTACGGCTTTCTTTTTCCTTCTCCTTGGTCACCAGCTTTGGCGCACTGGAGACTTCTTCTTGCGTGTCGCTCATGTTCGTTTCCTCCTGCTTATTGACGAACAGAGTATGCAGCACGCCCCCTCCCCTTGCCAACCGTCAAGCCGGCGAATAGGGGCGCTCGCTCGCCTCCCACCCCCTTTATATATATTCTGTCTGCTCCAATAATTAATATGCTTATAGCCTTATATGTTTACTGAGGCACTTGCGCCGCCCAATTGCCGTGCGCATTCGCCTCCCACCTGGGCGGCATAAACGCACACCTATGAACCACCACAAAGCAAAAAAATGCGTGCTTTCGTGCGATCTGCGTGACGCACCCTTCAGTCCCTCCGCCTAAAACACTGTATTCTTGCACAGTAGATACTGTGCTATGCTGACTTTCCACTAAGACACCAAAGGAGCGCATTAGATTGTGCAGACGTCTGCACACATGCGGAAACACATGGAACCTTTGCAGGTGATATTCAATGATGGTCGGATCGAAATACAGGGATTCCCAAGCACTCGCGCGATCACGCTGAGCCCGATAGAGGGGAAGTGGCTCGCCGACCTCGCGCTGCACCAGGACGATCTGCGATTTGCAATCCAGTGCCTGGACGGCATCAATCAGCACTCAACCGACCAGTTTATACAGCAAGCCCTCTGGCGGTGCGCTGTTGTCCACTTCGTCAAGTGCTTTGGCGATGGAGCACGACGCTTCCTCCAGCCCGCCCAAGTATTAAAAGGCCAACCCAGCATGGCGACGTGGGCGTTCGACTACATGAAAGCCCTGCGGCACAAGCACATCGTTCACGACGACAATGCGCTCTCGCAAAGCATTCCGGGCGCGCTTATCAACCCGCCGCCTTCGCCGCAGAAAGTTGCCAAGGTCTTCACGATGCCGATCCATACTGACACCCTAATTAACGAAAACTACGGCAATCTTAAATTGCTGTGCGAGGTGACCTTGGCCTGGGTGGACGCGGAGTTTGACCGCGAAGCTGATCGGATCGCAGCCATGCTGGAAACGCTGCCGCATGAAGACCTCATGGCACGCGCTGAGCCGACATGGCGGGCATCGCAGATCGACGAAATCAGCGTATCGCGCAAACAACCAAAGGCATCAAGCACCGGAGGCACCCCTTGAAGGCGCAGAACGCTCTGGCTGAACTTGAAGCTGTCATCGCCTGGATAGACCAACAGACCGCCGGCGTGACGCTACCCGCCGATGATCGCACGCTGCTGGTCGTGGGCTGCCTGGACGTCGCCATCGAGCATCAGGCCGCAATCGCACTCTTGGCAAGGACCGAGCTGCACGGCTCAGCTTTCGCGCTGATTCGCGTCCTCATGGAATCCTTGGTGCGCGCACTATGGCTGCATCGGTGCGCCACCGATGACGATGTGGCCAGGTTCAAACGAGGGAAACTTGATAAGCAATTCGGGACACTGATAGAGGAATTCGAGGCCTTCATTCAAACTCCCGACGGCGTACTTTCCAGCCTCAAGAAAAGCGCGTGGACGGCCCTGAATGGGTTCACGCACACGGGATTTCATCAGGTTTCACGCCGGCACAAGCCAGGTCGTGTTGAGGGCAGTTATGCGGACGAGGAAGTCGCCAACGCCCTCGGCGTCGCCGGGGCGTTGGGCTTGGTCGCTGCAGGGGAGCTGATCAACCTCTCCGATCGACAGGACCGGCTCCCCTTATTTTTTGAGCGGATCAGCGAATATGCACTGACCAAACCCGCTCAAGGATGATTAGAACAAACCCGCCGGCTCGGCCGCGCGATCCCAGCTATAGATGATCAGCTCTTTGCGATCGACAGCTCGACCACCACCGCCAACCGTGTACGAAATGCCCGTGGTCTCCATCTGGAAGCGTGCGAACACGCGCCGAATGTCCGGGTGATCATTTAGGCTGAGAATGGCCTTGCCTTTCAGTCGCGCCATCAGTTCTGCCATACGCTCGTATTCAGGCAACGGAAAATCCACGCCGTAACCCTCCGTCTCCCAGTACGGAGGATCGAGATAGAACAGCGTGTGGGGCCGATCGTATCGCTCCATGCACTTGTACCAGTCCATGTTTTCGATATAGGCGCTGGCCAGCCGCAAGTGTGCAGCCGACAAGTTTTCCTCGATTCTGAGCAAGTTCACTGGCGGCGCCGTGGTCGCAGTGCCCCAGGTTTGCCCTTGCACTTTCCCGCCGAATGCCTGCTGCTGCAAGTAGAAAAAACGCGCTGCGCGCTGAATGTCGGTCAGCACATGGGGCGGCGTCTCCTGCATCCATTTGAACACGTCGCGGCTCGACAGCGCGTACTTGAACTGGCGAACGAACTCTTCCAGGTGATTCTTGACGACACGGTATAAGTTCACCAGCTCGCCGTTAATGTCGTTGATGACCTCGACGTCAGCCGGCGGACGCATGAAGAACAACGCAGCACCACCAGCGAATACCTCGACGTAGCAGGTGTGAGGCGGAAATTGAGGGATAAGACGATCGGCCAGGCGTCGCTTGCCGCCGATCCAAGGAATGATAGGTGTTGCCACAGAGTAAACCTTATTTCGTTTTTATGCTAGACTACTGCCGCCCTCCGGAGGGTGCAGAGCCTTGCTTGGTTCACTGCTAACTCAGTGGAATGAGGCCCGCCGTCGCTGTTGACGCAGTTGCGGCGGGCGCTCTGTCTTGATAGGAGATTGAATGCGCCCTGAACGCACACAGCCAGGCAACCCTCACCGCCTCACGACCAAACAGCACACGCTCCCGAAGCGAAGCATTGAGCGCTTTGCCATCGACGGCGGGGTTGAAGTGCATGAGGTGAAATCTGGCCGAACACGCCGCAGAAGCGCGGCGGATGTACTGTTCTGCGCCGAGCGCGTATGGGATCACCGAATAGAACATGGGCTAATGGGGGATATCGAGATAGCCTTCCAGCAAATCGCCGACAGAATATTGGCCGGAGAGCGGACCTTCGCCCCGGACGAGCACGCCGCCATCACGGATTACTACCTCCTCTGGATTCTTCGCCACAAATTCAAGCAACGCCCTTTGGCCGACCAAAAGCTGCGCATGCGCCGCCCCGAGCGGCCTATCGACAAGGACACGGAAGAGCATCTAGAAAAGCACGGCGTGATGTTCTTCCGCAACGACGGGACAATGCCCGGCCGGCTGCTGGTTGGCCCATCACTCCACGGCATACTTGACGATAATCGCGTCAGAATGGCGGGAACCACCTGGGGCATACTGAGGGCCCGGCCTGGCCACGGGGAGTTCCTTGTGCCAGACACCTTTTCGATGTTCTCGATAGTGCCCTTAACACCCGAAATTTGCCTCGTGGCGGGAATGGAGAACAGCGTGGCCGACTTCCGTGCGATTGGTCATTTCAACGGCGTTGCGGTCGAGAACTCGGCCCAGTATTACTTCGCCCGCAATCTCAACCAGTGCCCTATCCTTAAGCAAGCCGTAGCGCGGCACGCTATCGAAACTGCATTCGATACAAACGGCCAAGCGTAGCTGTGGAGACGTCTGCACAGCTACGTGCTTAGACGATTCGGCCGTCCACGATCAAATGCCCATTGCCACGCGAGTCCTCCAGCCAGGACGACGTGCCGCCAATCTTCACGCCCAGGTAGATGAACGTCCGGCGCCAGGCCGGAATGCCCTCCGCCTCCATCGCTTCGAGCAGCACCTTGTTGGCCGTCTTCTCGTCGCAGATTTCGTGATGGTGATACAGCCAGTCATGGATTACAGCCGCACGGTGCGACGTGTCGCCAAACAGCCAGTACGCCACCGGCACACGCGGCACGCTCGCAAAGTCCGTCAGGAAGCCCGCCTCCACTTCGATCGTGCGCCCGAGAATATCGGATTGATACTGCAACGGCGCCGTGACACGCCAAATGCCGCGCCCGCTGCACGCCAGGTCATCGACCAGCACCGTCGCCAGTTCGCTCAGGAAGCGGCCGGTCATTTCGCCACCGCCTTAGCGTCCGTCGATGGCGGCGTGTACGGCGGTGTTGGGCTGGCTGGAGACAGCTGGACCTGCACCTGGCCATCCTTCGTCTGCACAATGCCAACGTTTGGGATTGGGCACGCCACCAGGGCTGCATTCACCGCGTTCGGATTCCCGGTCGCATTGCGGGCCAGGGCGCCGAGCGGCAAGGCGCAGGCGGCATCGGCCCACACGATCATCTTCATATCGCTGACCGCCATGACGTTTTGCTTAGCGCCGGCGTAGTTGGCCTCGCCGGCCGTGAGCGCGGCGCCGGTATAGGCATTCACTACGCCGCATCCGGAGAGCGCCGCAGCGGAGACCAACGCCAGCATCAGCAGCAACGGCAGCCGGGCGAACCCAGCCTGCTTGGAGAAAGTCGGCGCGTCACCACCGCCAGCTGGCGGGTCGTGCGGGCCGAACAGGTCACGGGCACCATAGCCCAGGAAGCCGCTTACGAGCGCCCAGATGGCCTCGGAATTGGTCGGTGGCGGGAAGTACGAGACACCAATGCCGGCGATGATGGCAAGCACTGCGAAGAACTGGATTGCGACTTGGCGATTCACTGGTAAAGCCTCCAAAAGAAAAGGCCCGGAGAACCGGGCCAGGTGGTGAATTACTGCTTATCGAGCGCTGTCAGGTTACGCCCGCGGATTACTGCGATTATCTTGTTCGCATACTGCGGGTCTGTTGCGTAACCAGCAGCCGCCACCGCGCGCACGAACGATTCCGCTTCATGGCAGGCGAACGCCGGCTTGTAACGCGGATTTTTCAGCAGGAACTGCGCATGGTCATCGATGCAGGCCAGCCAGTCCGGATACTTACGCCAGCGTGCCGGCACGACCACCCACCGACCTTTGATGAACTCTCGTGTGTCCATCGTCAGGATGTCACCAGCCCAGCCGGCGCTCGCCTTCACGCCGAACAGGTTACGGGCCTGGACAGCGAGCTGCGACTTCCCCCAGCTCGACTCCAGCGCGGCCTGCGCCACCGTGAAGCTGGCCGGGATGCGCGTGGTCGCCATCGATGCGCGCGCTGCCGGGCCAACGGCCGCAATGAACTCTACCGGCGTCATCAGAAGCGGGCTCACAGGTGCACCCCGAACAGCTTTGCCGCCAACACAGCGCCGCCAGCCGCCAGAACCGCCTTGGCGATTTCCCACAGCCAGCGCTGGCTGCTCTTGGTGTTCTCGTCAGCGAAGGCGTCCAGCTTCGTCCAGATCACACGCAAGCTTTCCTTGACAGCGATGACCTCCTGCTCCACCAGGCCGACCCGGCTATTGTTCTCGACCAGCTTCTCGTAGCTTTCCGCCATGCGGCGCTGATCATCAGCCATCTGCACGACCAGGTTCTGGAACCCTTTGAAACGCTCGTCCAGTCGAGCGACGGTTGTTTCGATACTTTCTTGCGACATGCGCATTTTCTCCCGGCGAAAAAAAAGCCGCCCGAAGGCGGCCGTGGTGGCGTATTACGAATTACTGCGGAATGCCCTGCAGGATCTCATCTACACGAGCGCTATTCGTGAGAATGCCTGCTCCCGGGCCTGGCTCGACCGGCGCTGCGAGGTATCCGATCGCGTCACGAACTGAAACCAGATTCGGATCGGTAGGCTTGTTCAGCTTTACCGACAGCTCATACATCGCCCAGAACTCCTGCACCATCGGGTCTTTCGAGGCCTTGATAGCGATGCGCTCCGCAGGCGTAAAAGCCATGTACAAAGTCATCGGCGTCAACAGAGGAAGCGACTCTACCAATTCGCCCTCAAACTCAACACGCCAGCTCTGGTCCGGGTCAGAAAAATTGCCTGACGGGGCACGCCAGGCCAAATACTGAGCGTCATAGACTGGTCGGTCATTACCCACCTCATGCCGCTCATCACCCTTAACCAATACGTAGCCCATCATTGCACCCCCTGTAAAACGGCCGTACTACCCACGACCGACATTTTTTGCCCAGGCGTCGCGTTGCCCTGGTTATTTGTGGCGTATGGCTGATTGAAAGCCGTCCGCAAAGTCGCAACGCCGCTAATCTTCACCAACAGTGCCGTATTCTTCGCTGCGCCGGCGATGGCAACGCCGGCCAGCGTCATCTTTTGTACCTGCGAGTTGACGATTGAAAAACCCACCGACGTGCCGTGACCATACACGGCGACGTATGTGATCACGTTTGGATTGATCGTCTGCGACAGGGCCGAGACGAATAAATTCGTGGCCACAGCCGAAACGACCGTGTAGCACGGCGCCCCCAGCAGCGCACCAGCGGGATCAAGTCGGAACACATACACGCTGCTGCTGTACGAGATGGCGGCAGCAAAGCCGCCATCGCTCAGCTGCGCCAACGAAAGTGGCACGGAAACACTCGCCGTGCTAATCGTCGCCGTCGAGCCGACCTGAACGGCGGCGGCATTGAAAACCGCAAAGTACAAAGCTCCGGCGCTCGGCCAGAGCAGCGCATAGCCGCCACCAGCCACAGCGACCATCCGGACACCGGAATTAGCAGCCCCAGCTACAGTGCCCAGCGAGAACGGAACACCGACCACGGTGCCAGTCGCGTCGTATTTCGTCAGCGTGGGGATGAACGAAGCGGAGGCATACTGTGCGAGGACAAATCCGCCATCCGTCAAAGCACAGGCAAACACGTCCATTTCGACGTTGGTAACCGTTGCGCCATAAGCCGCGACCGCCCCCTGCAGGACGCCGCCCGAGTTATATCGTCCAAACTTAGAAGAAGCTGTTGTGCCCGCGTAGAACTCATACGCGATCACGAAACCACCGCCACTCACCGCTGCAATGGACATAGAATCAGGCCCAGGCGACGTGTTCACGCCCAAGGTATCGACCTGCGTAATCGCACCTTGCAGCACCCCTGCCGCGCTATACACAGCAAAGCGCGGCTGATTGATGTTCGACACCTGGCGGTACCAACCCACCACAAAGCCCCCTTCATTCAGTGCCGAGAGTGCGAGCGTGTAGACATTGCCGGTAACTGCCTCAACGAGCGTACCGGCTTTAACCAGCACACCGGCGTTGGTGTAGACCGCATAGTGAGGATTGCCATCGGACGCGATGTAAGCCAGTGCAAAACCACCGCCAACCAGGGCAGCCATCCGCACTAGAAGCTGACTAGCCGCCGCCTCAACGAACACAGAGCTGCCCTGCGGGACGCCAAGCGGGTTGTAGATCGTAAAGTTCAATCCAGCCGAGTTCTGCCACGCGATAGCAAAGTTATTGCTACCAGTCAGTTTGCAAAAGCCTACGCGCGCCGCCTGCGCCGCCGTGGCGCCAGGAATAGCGGTCGTCGGCGCCTGCAGGCTATTTAGCAGCGTGGCCGTGCTCGACATAGGCCGCAGCGAAGCGCCAGGCAGGGAGGGGTCGATCGCATAGTAGCCGAGGCTGTCGGCCCCAATGGTAATGATATCTCCCTGCTGAACGTCTTCACCCGCAGTCAACGTCGCATTGATAGGGGGAGCTCCGGAAATCGACGTTACAAAGTCACTCAACTGCATTACGCTAACCTCCAATCCGTACCGTTAAACCAAATAGAAAATTTCTGATCGCTGACGTTGATCACCAGATCGTTTGCTTGCCCCATGATCGTCCTGCCGTTACGCCCGAGGGTCCAATTGATCCCACCCCAATTCGAGTTCGGGTCAATGAATGTCAACATGTCGCCCTTGCTCGGCGCCGCCGGCAACAGCAGCAAGAACGACCCAGCGCTGGTGTCGACCAAGTAGTTGCCGACCGCCAGCGTCCGCGCAGAATTCACGTACACGCCCACCGACATTGCTTGGGCCTGCGCCAAGCTGACCGCATGCTGCGGCTGGGTCGCAGGCGGCACCTGGACGGCACCCCCGGTACAGCCCAGCAGCACCCATGAATCAAGCGCAGCAATCCAGACCGCCTCTGCAATACCGCCGGCGGCAACTTCGCCACCCTGGAGAGCGGCGTGAGCACGACCGAGCAGCTGTTTCCAGGTTGAACCGTTCACACTCATCTGGCAGGCGCCACTGTTTGAACTCGCCGCCCGGAACATCACCCGCATCCCGTTCGTAAACGACTTGATCGCCGGAGAAAAGTCCACGCTGTAAAGATTGGCGTTGCCGCCGTCAAAGCCGAAACACAAGGCGTTGGTTTGCACTACCGTCTTAGTCGCAGCGTCATCCACCGCATACTTCACACTGGCGCCGTTACAAACCACGTCATCGAGGCCGCCTTGCGAAATGAACACACCTGTGCCTCCCGACGCGTAGCACGCGAGCGTGAAATTGCCAGTTGTCGCGTTGATGATCGTCCAGCGTCCTACAGCCGCAGGGACGATGATGCTGGCGTTCGAGGTCAACGCCCCCGTCACTACAATGATCGAAGCGCTGTACTGCTCCAAGCTGAGGCTCGTAGCTCCCCCAGTCGTGTTGACGGCGCTGGTGGAAGTGGGGGTATATCGAATCAAACTACGAATCGCCGCCAGCACTTGTCCGCTCTGGCCCTTTGCAGGGGTTAAGCCAGCGCCGCTGACCACCCCCAACAATTCCAACATGACAGCGTTCAGGAACTCCGCAGGCACGATGGTCGGGTCAACCCCAGCGACCACATCGCCGTCGGTGAAATACCCTGGCTGGCCGGGCGCGGTAGCAGCAGGCAGCGTCGGAGCCGCGCTGGGCACATCAATTTGATACATGGTCACCTCATATAAAAATGAATCTTAGGAACGCATACGGCGGCGCCAGTCGCTGCAGCTCCCGCTGCAACAGCGTTGGGCCGAAGGCGCCGAAGGGCATCCCAGGCAAAGCGGATGCAGTAACGATCCACTCGAACATTCGATCGGCCGCACCGAGAGCCGCGCTAGCGCTGCTCTGTCCGCAACGAAACGGAGCATTTCCGCGTACGGAGATGGAATATCCAAGCAAGCCGGCATAGTCCTGGAAGTTCGACACCGACACACCGTTGGCACCGACCAGACGCGCAACGACGAGCGCCTGGCGCGCCGCTGCGCTTGCTACCGGACCGGCGCTGGTCGATGTAAGACCCAACGTCGCCTCCCACTCGGGAAGCAGCTCCAGCGCTGAGGCCGGAAAGGCATCGTCCAGCAGATAATTGGACCGCGCATTCTGGGCGGCGTAGCTTCGGGTCAGACCGGCAAGAACCTTAGTTTGCACCGCCCCGTTGTCACGCGGCCAAACACGACCTCGCGGCATTAGCGCCTGCAAAGCCCCCAGGTAGTCTTGGCTGGAGAAGAGTGGCGCCGCCATCTATCCCCCCACAAAAGTAATCTGCCCCAACACTGGCAAGTGGCCAGCAGGGCAAACAATGTCCGTCACCGGGGAAGGAGTGAAAAAATTCCCTGCCGCCACGTTCGCAATAGCTGACCAAATTGCCCCGAATGAAATGGTGCCGCCAGGCGCTCCCTGCACAGTCAATACATCGCTGACTGCTGCCTTAACCGAATCCAGCAGCGCCACGGGAAGCCCCGCAATCTGGAGGTCAACGAGAAATGGCGCCGGCGCGGCAATGTAGACCAAACCAACCGCAGCCTGAAGAGCGAAGACATGGTCTGCGACAGCCAGCTGGTCACCAGCTGCGACCACGCCCCTTGGCTCCGCCGCAGCAACGCCATCAGCCCCAATCGGGAAGCCGTTAGATGCCGCCCGTAGCTCATCCATCATTACGAAAATAACGACGGTACCCAACCCGAAGCCGTTAGCCTTGCACCAGGCGCGCGTTACACCGGGCGCCCCTTTTGCCCAGCTCTCATAGTCGGTTCGACCACCACCTTGTGGCGCTTGCTGGTAGGCGATCAGCATGCGGCTGCGCAAGCTGTCGTTTGACTCCAGATCCGCACCGCCCTTCATCTCAGCATCGACAACGCCGTTTGACTGAACGCCGGCGATCGACTGGGCCAGGGTCATCGTGGCGCCCTTGGCGGTATTACCAAACGCACCAGTCAACCCCGTGGGATCGGGCACCGCAGCCACCGGAATGACCGCTGTGCCGTCCACGCCCAGCACAGCGGCCGCCGTCGTGACGAACGGCGTGCCATCGCTGCGGACAACGCCGGCACCGAGCGGGATCGGCGCGCCGGCGGCGCCGAGAAACTTCACCTGACCGGCTGCCGCCTGCGCGGGCTGGCGAAGCACGCTTTTCAACGCAGCCCAGCCCTCCAGGAACTCGTCCGTGCACGTAAAGGGCACGGCCTGCTTTGCAATCCAGTCCAGATAGCCATAGTGCAGGTTGGCCAGGCCCGCCTGCGCCCGGCCCGTAGCGCCCAGACTGGAGAAGCGCAGCAGCGCGTCGGCACCACCAACCTCGGCCGCAATATCTGCGGCCACCAGCGCCTGTAGCGCCGTCAATGTGGGTCGTGTAAATGGCATTAATTCGTCCTATTCCAGATCCATGAAAACTGCATGGCCACCTTGCTGCTGTCCGGGCGAATAGCCACCACGCGCGCAGCAAGCACGCCCCCGTTCTGCCACTCGACATCGACGCCAAACGCCCCGACAACACCATCATCGATCAGCCATTGCAGCGCCTCGTCGATGTAGTCGCGCGCTCGGTTCAACGTCTCCGCGGTCTTCTTCTCACGCTCCAAAAGCCACAGCCGCGAGCCGATCGGCACCGCCTGTCCTAGGTCGCCCCACCATCCTCGCGGATCGCCCGTGCCGTCCGGGATCTCGTCGTCCTCCCCGGCCATCCTGTCCGTGAACAGGCTGATCAGCACGGCGCTTTCCAGCTCGCCCCCTGAGAGCAGCGTGGGACCGTCCATCGCCCAGTCACCCGTGCCAGTTGCACGGTTCCAGATAATCATCGTGTCGCTCATTGCCCCTGCCCCGGTTTCTTGCTTGCGACGGAATCGGCGCCCGCCTTAACTCCCTCGACCGGGTGCGAGTGGCCGTTGTAGACCTCTCGCATACCAGCCATACTCTTCGCGCCGTGGTCAGAGATATCGCCCTGTGCGACGATGTTGCCGTCCACGTTCAGGTTGCCGTCGATCTGCACGTCCCCGGTAAATATGGCTTTCGGCGTGTCCACCGTGACCTCGGGCGTGTTCTCGATCCGCATCGGCAAGCCGCCGCCGTTGACCACAATGCCGTCCTGACTTAGCAGGACAGACTGCCCGAGGTTGTCGGAGATCGACACCTCTCCTGGTTTCAAGCTGCGCATGCGAAAGCGCTGATTGCCGGTCGCCACGATGACGCCGTTGCTTCGGTTGCCGCCGACGAACAGCACGATTGCGTCCGTGTCCGGCGGCGGCATGGAGTTGAAGCCGTACTCGGCCAGGCGTGGCACGTTGTCCACGGTGTCCATCTGTCCGAGGCGCACTTGCTGCAGCTGGACAGCGCCGTCGTCGGAGCCGGTTTGTGTGCGGCCACGCCCAACGATCAGCAGGATGCGGCGGTACACGCGCTCGATGGCGCCACTAACGTCGCTCATTGACCACCTCCAATCGGGATATCCGCCGGCCCCTGCTGCAGCAGGATCGGCTGCGGCCGGAAGGCATCCGGGTGCATGATCACCAGGTCGGCGCCCGTCCCGCGCATATCGCGCCGGAACGTCACCTCACTAATCAGCCAGGTCTTGCCGGCAGCCTTCAGCGTGGGCAGCTCAAGGTCCACCAACTTGTTCGGCCAATACAGCAGGCCAGCACTATCACGCCAGCCATCCGTAGACAGGCGCAGCTGGGCCGATCGACCGAAGCGACGATTGGCCTCCCAGACCGCGCGCTGCTCGGCAACCTGCGAGCCTGCATCGCCCCCTTCGGCGACAATGATGCGGCGCCGGTGACGCTTCACGTTCGGGTTCACGACCTTGGCCACGACGTTGCCACCGTCGCCCAGATCCTGCAGCACGTCCATCGCCATCCGGACGACCAGGTATTCCGAGAATTGCTGGTCCGCCGTGTAGGCGATCGCGGCGCGCTCGACATTCACGCCCTCCTTGAAGCCACTTGCGGTCTTGTCCGTTCCGACGCGGGACAACACCAGGTTGCCGTCCGGCCCCTCGTAGGCCAGCAGGGCGGCAAAACGGCACACACGCTCGATGACTTCGAACGCCGTCTCGCCACTGTTCAAGATCAGCTGTGGGATTGGCTGACCGGGGTCCGTGGCGCAGGACGCCGACAGACCGTAGGGCTCGCACAGCTTCTGCGCAATCGACAGCGCCGAGGCCGAACTGATCTGCCCACCCGGCCACTCGGCGGCGCAATCGACCAGGTCGGCACACCGGCCGCGTCCGGACACCTGAATGCTGTGCTCTTCCGGGCCGATGGCCGGGTCGAATCGGTCGATATAGCCCTTAATGACTGGATCAGGCCCCAGATACACCTCGCACGGATCACCAGGGAACACTGCAAAGTCGGCGGCGCCGGGAAAGCGCTCCGTCAACGTCAGGTCGAAATCGTTGGGACAGCGCTCCATGCCCGCCGTCACGCGGATCGTGTCCCATCCGGACAAGCGCTGCCCTCTCACGACCAGCGTAAGATCATCATTCATTGCGTTCCTTGAAAAGCTATCGCGCCAGGGCGCTGAAATTGCGAGGCATAAACGCAGGGTGAACCGGATCTGCCGCCGTGATCAGCTCGTCCGACCGGCCCGCATCGCGGTAAATGCGCTGCGCGATCGCCGGTGCCGGCAACGGTCCCGCCAGCTGCACGGTGACGATGGCGGCCAAGCTTTCGGAGCGCGCGGCCATGTCCTGCACCATCGCACTGCGAAGGGTCCGCAGCGTGTTGAACGATTCGTCCTCTCCACGGTCACCCGCGACGACAATCTCTTCGTCCAGATCCGCCAGCACCAGGGCCTGCACGCTTTGCGCATCCTCGCGCGAGGACGGTTGATACTGCGCGGCCAGCTGCACCTGGGCGATGGCGCACGCGCGGCGCAAAAGCGACGACGTGCTGACCTCGATCAGCTGCAGCGCCTGCACCGCCGTGGGAGCCGCCGCCGGGTACGGCTGCGGGACGATCCCGGCAGTGGGCGCCGGCACCGTCGCCGACCTGCGTAGTTGAGCCAACAGCCGCAGGCCATCGGTCGGCGTGGGCGCCACCGCTGCCATCGCCGCAGGCAGCGCGTGCACCGCCTCAGCGAACGACGTCATACTGGCAGTGGCCACGGGCTCAGAGACAGCCGGCCCTGCTGCGCGCTGCAGCGCGACGCCGGATTGCACTACGGCCGTCGATGCCACGGCCACCTTGGTGCGCGCTACAGCGCCCTGTGCAAGCATCGCTTGCACAGGCGTGGCTGCACCGCTGGAGCGCACCGTGCCGTGCCCGAACAGCCGCCCGAAGTCGCCGCGCAGGGATTGCACGTAGTGGTGCAGGTTGGTTGCATCGTTCACCAGCCCCTGAGCTTTCGCCGCCCATCCCTGGACGAGCGAAGTGGCTCTCAGCGCGGTGGCCACGCCCGACTTGATGGATTCGGCAGCACCTTGCAGGAAGCTCTTGGTGGACGCCGATTTCGCAGCGTCCGCAGCCGCCCCGACCGCGTCCTTGGTGGACAGGTCGGACGACGGGAATTTTCGCTCGCCCTGCTCGATGAAGGAGAACCCGATCTCGAACATGCGCCCGCGATCCCAGCGCTCCGTGCACGTCACTTCCTCGGCCAGGCTGACCTTGATGCGCCCCAGCGTCGGGTGCACCAACTCCCCGCCCTCGATGGCGGCAGCCTCTTCGCACGCCTTCAGCAGCTTTTCGCGCTGGGCAATGCAGTCAGCCCCCACCAGGAAGCCCGAGAAGCTGTAGCGCCGTGCTGAGCGCCCCAGATCCTCGACCCACACGGTATCCCGATACGGATACTGGTGAATCGAAATCTTGCGCCCGAATCGCATTTGCGACTCCAGCACGCCGAAGCCCACGCCCCGGAAAGACGCCGGCCGCAGCTGGTCGATCCAATACGCGGCCTTCTGGCCCGAGCCCACGCCCAGGTCGGAGAACACGCGGTTGGTTGCGTTGGACAGGCCCGAAGCGCTGTTGCCCAGCGTTCGGGTCCCGCCCGATAGGTTGGAAAGGCTCATGGTGTCAATCCTGTTGGCATGGTGTAAGCCACGCGCACTGGCATGTTCTCGCCGCCGCGCGTGCGCGCCGTGGCGGACGTGCCGGCTGGAAGGCCGTGCAGCGTGAGCGCCACTTCCATCTTTTGGGCGCCGCCCTGACCACCCTGACCGCCGCTCAACTGCGCGGCCACAACACGGTTGATCATTTCCTCGGTGACGCCGCTGCTGTTACCCTCATGGCGCACGATGCCCGAAATGAGCGGCGCCACCACTTTCGGATCGTCCAGGTTCAGCGCCTGGTTCGGCGCATACCCTGTACGGCGCGACAGATCGGAGATGTATGCCGCCGTGTTGTTTTCACTCGGCGGCGCCCATTTTCCGATAATCCCGGAGATCGTGTTCAGCCCATGCACCTTCTGCTGCGCCACCAGGTTGCGCACCGCAGCGTTCAGCCCCGCCTCCATCGTCGGGAATACCGCATAGCCACCCGCGTCCCTCGGCGTATTGCCCCAACTGCGCAGATTGCCGGGATTATTGTTGCGCACCCCAAGCGGTTGTGCAGACGTCTGCACAGCCACCGCCGCCGCTGCAGTTGGTACAGACACCGCCTGAGGCCGGGTCACGGCAGCCGCAGCAGCCGGAGCCGCTGCAGCCACCGGCGCCTGCGCCCAGCCGTCGATCCCCAACGTGCGCTGCAACGACTTCGGCAGCAGCGACGCCACTGACTTGATGCCACGCACCAGGCCAGCGACGACGCGCTTGCCGGCATCGTACAGGTCGAAGTCGAACAGCCACTTGGACAGGCCGTTCATGGCGTCGCCGATGATCTTCACCGGACTGAACTCCCACAGCGCTTTGACCACCCCGCCGATCCAATCCTCCTCGAACGCATTACGCACGGCCTGGATCTTCTTGCTGAAATAGGCGCCGATGGCATCCCAGTTCTTGTAGATCGCGTACACGCCGAAGGCAATGGCCGCGATGCCTGCAATGAGCCAGCCAATAGGCGTGGCAGCGATTGCCGCGCCGGTAGCCAGGAATGCCGCCGACAAACCGCTCAGCACCGTGCTGAGGATCGGCACGCCCGCCGTGGCCACCGCAAGACTCTCCATGTACAGCCCCATCTTCAGCGTTGCCTTGAGGATGGCCGGAACCAGCGCTGCATCCGCCGCCGCAGCCAGCAGCGCGAACGACCGGATAGCCAGCGGAACCGCGCTCGCACCCAGCGACCCCATCGCCAGGCCGAGATTGATCACGCTGGCGATCAGGCTGCCGTTCATCACCAGCACCAGGCCGATGGCGGCGTTCTTCCAGCCTCCCACCGACTCCACCGCATCATCCACGGCGGTAACGAAGCCGTGCACGTCGTCGCTGATACGCTGGAAGTCCAGCTCGTTCAGACGCTGCACCAGACCGCCGACGAAGTCTCCGACCTTGGTAGCGATCAGCTCGCGGTTGGCCGCGATCCAGACCGTGAAGCGCTCGATCAGCGGCTGCAGGATTGGCAGCAGCTGGGCGCCGATGCTGTTCTTCACGCCCTGCGTGGCCACCGACAGGTAGTTCAGGGAAAGCTCGAAGTCTTCGGCGGCGTGCAGGGCGCTTCCACCCATGACGCCACCCAGCTCAGCGACCTTACGCTCGTATGCCGCTATTGCGACCGGCCCTTGCCGCAGCAGTGGCAGGACCGATTCCAGCCCGAAGGTGCGGGCAATAACCCCTTGCACCTGGACATTCTTGATTCCAACGATCGAGGCCGATAGATCGCGCATGGCGCGTGCGGCGTCGATCGAGCCGTCCTTGGTGTGGTGGATGCCCACGCCAAGGCGGTTAAGCACCACCAGGGCCTGCTGGTTGCGCCCGAATAGCGCGTCCTCCAGCGTATCGCCCAGGCTCTTCAGCCCGCCCGAAAGCTCCTGCGAACCGACGCCGGCCGCAGCCGCCGCCCCGCGCAAGGATTGCAGCTCCGTGGCGGAGATATCGAGCGATCGAGCCGTGCGGTCAACTTCCGCGCCAAGCCGGCCCCATTCCAGCGTCAGGGCTACGATGCCGGCGAGGATACTGCCGCCCACCAGGATTCCCAGCGGACCAGCGATCCCCCCGAGCTTGCCCGTCACATCGACGGCAGCCCGGCCAACGCCCATCAGGCGCTGGCCGAACCTGTCGATGCCGGCTTCGCGCACCAGGTTGCGCACCGACTGGCCGACCTCAACCACAGGCCGCGTCAGGCGCGACATCGACGCATTGACGCGCCGGACAACTCCGGTAGCGCGGTCAACCGCCGAGATCGTGATTTGAAACTTATTTGCCATTGGCAGCCCTTTCCTGATTGGTCATGCGGATGGCCTGGTCGTTCCACCAACGCATCTGCGTCCAGGTGAGCGCCCAGATTTCATCGGGCGACCACCTGTAGAAGCGCGTCAGTTCTGCCGCTACATCGCGCCAGTTTTCGGGCCAACCACGTTGCAGCTGCCCAAAAAATTGCACGCCTCCTCGAAGTCGCGGCGGCACAGGCGACCCACCACAGCACGCGGCACCTTGGCCACCAGCGAGATCAGCACGATGGCCGCACGGGTGTCGTTCGGCTCGCGCGCGGCCTGCTCCTTCTGCCCGCCGGTCGGCTCTGCCATCGCCAGCGTCTCGTAGGTCGTCGCCGCATCAGCCTTGCCCAGAGATACCGGTTTGCGCAGGGTGATTTCCAGCTGGTCCACGAAGTCGTCACCGTCGCCCGTCTCTTGAGGCGGGACGGTAAAGCCATTGAAGAAGGCGTCCGCCTCGGCCAGGTCGCGGCTGCACATGGCCTTGGCCACGCCCGCCGGCACTTGCGCAGTGCTGGCGATAAGCGACATCAAGGCGCCGACGCCCGACACAGCGCGGGATGCAGCTTCCAGTTCATCTGCAATAGGTTCGCGCAGCGTGACGGCCGCGTAGTCCTTGCCGGCGAAGGACACCGGCTTGCGCAGGGTCAGCACCAGCGTATCGGCCACCGATGCGGCCTGCTCGTTTTGTTGATTGATTTGCATATCACACCTCCTCGACGCTAAAGCCGTTCCACTTCACTTCGAAGGTGGCTTCCGTCGTTTCTACAGTTTGGTCATCGACGGTCCACATGTTGCGGCCAACAACGGTCTTGCCGTTGGCCAGCTCCAGGGTGACGGTCACGTTGGTCATGGCGTTGAAGTCCGCCACGGTCAGGCCGCCGGCATCGCGCAACTTTGCCGTGATTTCGCCAGCGACGGGCTTCTCGGAGTAGCCGTGGACACGGTCTTGGCCGGTCAGCGTCTCGCGGGCAACCTTGGATACCTTGTAGCCGAGGTCGCCGGCGAGCATGTAAGTCTTGCCGTCCACGTTCAGGTACGCGATACCGGCGAGGCGATTGGTAGTGTCTGCCATTGAAGTTACTCCTTATTGCAGGCGGAACTGGGCCAGCAGCGCGAAGATGCGCAACTGGTTGATCAGGGTGCCGGGCCACAGAATGTCCACGCGGTTCGGGTTCTGCGTGTTCTTCTGCACGATCAGGCCGTCTTTGAACGCATCACCGTTTTGCACCAGGCCGGCGTCCTCCAAGGTGCGGTAGGCGGCGATCAGGTCGGCGCGGATCATGTTCGGCGTGACGACGTTGGCACCAGGGCCGAAACGCGTGCCGTTGGCGGCCAGCTTCACGCGCGCATACTTCGACGTGATTACGCCTTTCAGCGAGCGCAGTACCAGCGCCAGAGTGAACAGCGTCTCGATCTGCAGATAGCTGTTGTCCGGGGCGCCGGCCGCATTCTTCTGGTACGTCGTAATCAGGTTCTCGATCGCCACGGCGCCATCGTCGGCGACGGTGAAGGTCGAGATACCGTCGAACAGCAGCGTGTTTCGGTCGGTCAGCTGGAAGCGCGAAGCCAGCGGCGGCGCCAGCACGCCGGCCACGCGCACGGTCTGCAGCGGCATTGCCGGGTCCACGCGCACGCTCGAAGCCGCCGCGCCGGCAACCGCAGCGGCCCACTGCCAGCTCGGCGTCGGGCTGTCATTGAAACCCATCACAGAGACGTGCTGGTCGTTGCGGCCGACGCCGAAGGTCGTCAGCGAGCCTACGGTGCCACGCTGCGCGGCGAAGGCGTGGCCGTACAGCTGCGAAGCCCACGACCAGCGGCCGTTTACATCGTTCAGCAGCGCGCCGACGGCGTTCAGGCTTGCCGCGTCGGTGTACGGGCAGACGATAAAGTCAAACATGGTGTCGCCCAGGTTGGCCAGCGCCGCCGCCAGTGCCGGCACGCCAGTGCCATTTGCCATCGGAACGATCGTCACGGCCAAGCCGGTCGGCGTGGCCTCGCTACCGCGCGTGCCCAGGTAGTTCAGGCGCACGTCGATGTCGTTGCCCACAGTACCCTTGTTCAGCGCGGTCAGGGTAACAACGCCCGCAGCAGCAGCGGCGGACACCGGCAGGTTTGGCGTGGCGGCAATCGCCGCGACCAGCGCGGTGGCCAGCTGCGCGACGGTCTGCGTCGGCAGCACGGCCATCTGCACCAGCACGCCGGCCACGTACAGCGACAGCGTGCCTGCGACCGTGGCGGCGGCAGTGAACGTCACCGTGCCCGTTGCAGCCGTGGCGCCGCCGGCATCCTGCACCGGCAGGCACCATACTTCGCCGAAGGTGTCATTCTGGCGATATGCCTGCACCGCCAGGTGCAGCATCGAACCCGCACCGCCCAAGGCAGCAGCGTCGGCCGGGCTCTGGCAGATGGCAGGCACGTTCGGCTGGGCAACGCCAGCAGCGAGCATCTGGCCGATGACCAGGGCGCGCTGATTGAACTCGCCGCTGTTGGCCAGCGAGTTGTCAACCTCGGCGTAGAACAGCGGCACGCGCACGTTGGCCGGCAGCTGCTTGAATGGAATTTTGCTCATCAGTCAGTGCTCCCCTTTGCGGATTGTTTGACGGGTGCAGCGGCCGGTTCGACCAGGACGACGTCCTTGTCGCGCAGGCGGCGCATCCAGTAGTCGGTTTCCGGCACTTCGCGGCCAGTCTCCGGGATCAGGTCCAGCAGGTCCGGGTCACGAATGACCAGGCCGTTGGCAGGCTTTACGAGCATGTGCTCTCCTATGAATTGAGGGTTATTTCGAGGCCACCTTCATCGCGGCCGTCTGGGCCGGTCGTGCGGGGCGCGGCAGGTACGGCGCCAGCGAACTGGGATTCGTACACGCCGTTGGCGTCGAATGGCGCAGCCAGGTCGACGTGCAGCGCCACACCTTCCAGCGGCGGTGCGACCGGCTGCAGCGCGTCCGGCGCGTCGTAGATCGGATCAAAGGCTTCGAACGCCTCGCAGCGCAGCTGCATCCGCGTTCCGCCCACGTGGTTGCGGCCTTCGGAGTTGATCTCGCTTTCCGCTTCCATGCCGAAGCGCTGCACCAGCCGGATCAGCTCCGTATTGGTGAACAGCGCTTGCTCGACTTTGGCGTCCAACTCGTCCAGCTCGTCCTGCGCCGTGGCCGCCGAATTGGCGGACACGCGCGTTTCCAGCTCAACCAGCACCACCGTGGTGAAGTTCGTCGGGCCGGTCGCTTGTGGCTCCTTGGTGGCCTTCGTGACGCGCACCAGGATCGCCGGCACGCGTTCAGGCTGTGTCACCCAGTCACCAGGCGACGACAGGCTCTTCGCCGGGACGACGCCCGCGCCTTGCAGCGCAGCGATGACGGCCTGGCGGATCTGGCGCCGGGCGAGAATCGGATTAGCCATCGCTGACCTCCGCCTCGTTCAGGGACAGCGTTAAGCCGCCCTTGCCGTCGTCGTTGATGTCCTTGACTTCGAAGAGGTCCCCCGTTCGGGTGATCCGCAGCAGGTCACCCTGCAGCGGATGCGCCTTCATTTCAGCGGCGCGCACGCCGACGATCGGGTTCGAGGAATTAAAGCCCGTGCCGCCCCCCAGATGCAGGTCGCGGTTACCTTCGTCATACACGCCGGCGATGGGATAAGCCTCGCCCTCCGCCGGCATGTAAATGACTTCCTCGCCGAAGACGCCGACAGTCGGCGCCAGGACCATCTTGTCCCAGTCGATCATTCGGACTTGACGCCCGGCCCCTCGACGGCTTCCGGCTCATCTTTCGGATCGACCACGAAGCCCTTTTCAAACAGGTCCTTCGCATCTTCCAGCGACAGCTCGATCACGCTGTCGGGGCCGTACAGCTTGCCCTCCACGTCGACAGATTTGCGCTTTGCCACCTTGACGGTGACGATCTCGTTTTTGTCGTTCTTTGCCATTTAGATCACCTGTGCGGACATGCACGCGTTGGCGCGTGCGGGAATTACGATCGGGGAGGATTGGAGCAGCAGCAGGCGCTGCGCGGGGTCTTTCTCAACCCAGGTCTTCGGCGCATACGGCAGCGCCTGGTAGTTGTGCTCCGGGTCGAGGACCTGGCCGAAAGCACGAGTGCCTTGCAGCTCGCCGCCGGTCATGATCAGCGCACCGTCCGGGATCATCGGCTGTTCGACGTTGTTGTCGTCCACGTACCAGTCGTTGTAGACCCACAGGTCATACTGGCCCCAGCGACCTTGGTACTGCGCACCGGGCTTGATCATTGCCGCCGGGTTGATAGCATTGCCGGAATCGCTCAGCTTCGGATACACGATCGCGCCCTGCAGGGCCGGGTCCAGCTTGAAGCCGTTCCACGCGCTGGTGGAGAACACGATATCGGTTGGCGCCGCCCCCGACTTCTTCAGCATCTGCTGGGCCCATGCAGACACGTCGTTGGTAGGCGATGCCGTACCGGCATCGATGTTCGCCTTGATCCAACGGCCGGTGCCGGACTTGGCCACGGTCAGCGAGGCGTCGCGGCCGAAGTCAACGACCACAGTTGGGAAGCCTTCGCCGGTGATCGTTACGGTGCCATTGATCAGCGCGGACGCGGCCATCCATTCCAGACGGCGGTCCAGCATGTCCAACTGGTCAGTCAGCTCCAGCTCCAGATTTGCGGCCTCGCGCTCAGCACCCGTCAGGGAGCCGCCGATCTGTTCGCCGATCGCGCGGCGCACTGGCTTACGCAAGTCGGGTGCGCGCTTGTCCTTGATGTAGGCGGGCTTGAACATATTGGTCTGGGTGCGGCGGCTTTCCACCAGCTTGCCGCCGACCAGCGGCGAGACGAAGGGCGACATGCGGCGCTTGCCGACGTCCACGTCGATCGAGACGTACTCGCTATCGCTCATCTCGACATTCGGGAAGAAGCGGTCCAGCAGGAACTTCTGCGGACGCTTCAGGTTGGGCACCACCGCAATCAGCGTATTGGTGTCGAAAACAAAGTTGGTATTCAACGACATTGCGATTCCTTCACGGAAGTAGGATAAAAAAATCCCGCCAGAAGCGGGATCTCATGTGCATCAGGTGCGGTTAAGTAGGATCAGCCGCGCCAACCACGTTCTTGACGAAGATCGACAGCGAGCGAGCTGCGGCCTTGACCTGCGTGGCAGTCCACGACGCGTCGAAGATCAGCGCGTTGACGTTGAACTCGCCGGTCAGGTAGGCTCCCGCTGGCACGGCACCGCCGGAAGCATCAGCAGCGTCGGCCAGGATCGCGCTCGGGATCTGGCTGCCGTCGTTGGCCGTCTTCACGCACAGGATGTAGTTGCCGGTGGCGGTCACTTGCCCCAGCACGGCGCCGCGCTGCAGATTGCCAGCACCCAGGACGATGGCGTCCGTGACGGGCTTCAGGTGGCCGGCGAACAGCTGGTCCGGCACGTAGACCTGGGCGACCGCGCCGGGGGCTTGCGGGTTTGCACCCACGTTGGTAGTTGCGAGAGGCATGATGTCCCTTTCTGTTGATGAAACTGTGGATTACTGCTCGCCGCGGCGCTTTTTGCCGGCGGCGAGGATCATGGCGGCAGCCGCATTGGCGCCGGTCGGAGCTGCGGCGCCGGCGCCGGTGCCAGTGTTCACCTGCTTGACACCCGACATACGCGATGCCAGCGAGCTGCGCTTCGGTGCGCCAGCCGCAAAGGTCGTCAGCATGCCGATCGCTTCGCTGGCCTTCATGCCGGTCTGGAACGCCAGGTGAGCCGCAAAGTCCGGGCGGGAAGCGGCGGCCGGGCTGGAGAAGATCGCCGCGCAACGGGCGCGCTCGCGTTCACGCGCGGCCTTCTCGCCTTCGGTTTCGTCTTCTGCGTCCGCATCGTCGTCCTGCTCGTCGTCGCCTTCTTTCTTGTCCAGCTCTTCCATGCGCTTGGCGTAGTCCTCGTCGGACTCGTCATCGCGTTGCTTGCGCTCTTCCTCTTCCATGCGCTTGGCGTAGTCCTCGTCGGACTCATCCTCGCGCTGCTTGTTCGGGTCTTCGCCGCCATCTGCTGCGGCCATGCCGATCAGGTGAGCGAAGGAGAATGCCTTGGCAAGGCCGCCTGCTTTTGCTTTCTTCATTTAGGTTCTTCCTTGGGTGATTAATCAAGCTCGGCCAGCAGCGCCCTGAAAGCCGCGTCTGGAGCCATAACGCTGTCAGCCAGGCCCTGGGCAACGCCTGCCGCGCCCAGGAAGGTGCCAGCCTGTGTATCCCGCACCTTGGCGGCGGGGATATTCCGGTTGCGGGCGACCGTTTCGACAAACAGTTCGCCCATCGTGTTGATGTCCGCCTGGAAGCGCGCACGCGCCTCGTCGGATAGTTCAATTTCTGGCCGGCCCTCAGCCTTCAAGTCGCCGTAGGTGATAAAGGTAACTTTGAATCCAGCCTCGGTCAGCGCCTTGGACCAGTCCATGTGCGCCCAGATGACGCCAACGCTGCCCACGCCACCTGTACGCGGCACCAGTACCTTGTCGGCGGCGCTGGCGATCGCGTAACCGGCGCTATAGGCCGACTCGTTCAGAATCGACCAGATCGGCTTGGTGCCGCGTGCACGGTAGATCGTGTCAACCAGGTCGAAGCAGCCGGCCACCTCGCCGCCAGGACTGTCGATATCGAGCACGATGGCCTTCACGCTGGAATCGGCCAGGGCGGTCAGCACGTTCTGCCGAATCCCGTCATAGCCCGTCATGCCCGAGTAGGGGCGCAACGTGCCGAGTTTCTGCACCAGCGTTCCCTGAATCGGAATCACCGCCACGCCGGCGACAGTGTCGTAACCGCTGCGAGGGTTCTGGCCGGGATCGGCATAGCCGTACTCGTCGTCGTCCATCATCTGCGCGCCGGAGCGGGCGATGTGGGAGACCCCCATGCGCTCGGCCAGCGCCGCCATGACCACTTCGGCCTTGCGCGGCGTGATTGCCAGCGGGGTGTTGAACAGCCGCTGGGCCAGGAATGCGAATTTCATTCGACACCATCCTTTTCGTTTGTTTCTGGTTGATCACCGCCAGCTGCCCACTGCGGCAGCGGCACTCCCAGCTCCTGGAATCGCTTGATCTCGATCGCACGCTGCGCGACCGTTTCTCGCCAATCCTTGCCGTCCAACTCGGCCGCCTCGTCTTCCAGCGTCGAGAGCGCCGCGTCCATCCCGAGCACTGAGCCCTGGCGCTCTTTCAGCGGATCGACAATACCGCGCCCCGGCCCCATCCACTTCGCCCGCGCATATGCCGCGCGATACTCGGCAAACTCCGGTGCACCGGCTGGCAAAGGCAGGTCGTCTACCTCCATCGCTTCTTCGGCAAAGCCGCACACGATGGGCTGTGCAAAGCCGATGGCAAAGTCATTTCGCCGCCGCGAAAGGGTCTTCCACGCTTCGAGCATGGCGCCGCGCGCCGAGCTGTAGTTCACATCCGACCAGTTGTTGCTGATCTGCTGTGCCGATAGGCCGGTCGCCGATGCCACATTGCGCAGCACCGCCGCCTCGAAGGCATCAAAGTTGGCGTTCGGCCGAGTGGCCATCACCGTGTTCAGCTTCTCCCCTGGATAGAGGATCGGCATGCGCGCGCCGTTCAATTTCAGGCGCTGCTCGCCGTGGTAGGCCATCCGATCCTTCTGGTAGGCACCAACGTCGTCGTCACCGGCCAGCGCGCCTTCGACCATCGAGTGGTCATATGGCGATTCGATATAGGCTGCAAAGATCGCATTGAGCAGCGCCGCGTCCAACTCGGCGCTGTCGTACTTGATCAGCATTTTGAGGCGCTGAATTACAGGAGTAAAAATGCCCGCACCGCCCCGGTGCTGACCAGCACGCTCCTGCTCGAAGTCGTGCACGATGATCGGGCGGCCCCACTCAGTTTCCCGCTCGATGCGGTCCCAGGTGTACGCACGCCCTGCAGCAAAGTAGTCGCCCTGGTGCGCGCGCCGGATGTGGTACGCCAGCGCCGCGCCGTACTGATCGATCTCGACGCCGCCGCGCAGCTTTTCGGTGTCGATTTGCAACTGCGGGTTGGACAGCCGATCAGGGTCAATCAGTTGTACCGCCGTGGCATATCGCGCCCGCCCTACGCCCACTCGTTCTGGCAGCCAATGCAGCTGCGCAATCGCATCGCCATCGATCAACTTGTGGCGGAAGCCGACACGGATCATTTGCGCCATCGTCAGGTTGCGCTGGGTGTCGCAATAGCGCCCGATGTCGGTTGCCCACAAGCGATAGCTCGCCTCCAGGCCCCGACCGAATTCGTCAGCCCAAACGTGGTCGAAAGCCTTGATGCCCGTGTGGGCTTGCAGGGCCTGCCAATCCGGCTTGAAGATCGGCCGGAAATTGGCTCCGATCGCATTGTCGAGAATCCGCGTGACAGTGCCCGATGCCCAGCCATCATTGCGCACCAGGTCGCGGACGCGGGCAACGATGGTGTCGCGGAAACCGTTCAGCTCACCGTCCGGTGACGGCAAGGTGGGCGACCAACTCGCCATGTGGTCGCTGCTACGGTCGGCGGCGTCGTAAGGCACGCCAGGACTGCCGTGCAGCATGGATGTACGCGCCGGCGCCAGCGGTTGGCCGTTCGCGCCCAGGATCGTGACTGGAGTATTCATCAGAATCGGAACCTCACGGCGCGGCGCGGACGGGGCACGATGCCCAGCTGCGCTTGCAGGGTTTGAATAAGAACGGCCAGGTCGGCGATGTTCGCCTTGCTGTACGTCACCGAGCGCGATCCGTCGCCTTGGGTGTACGAGTAGGACTCGCCTTTGGCGCCAGTGGACAGGTCGATATATGCCTGCTGCGCATTGGTCAGCGCCGTGCGCAGTGCAGACGTCTGCATACCTGCCAGCAGGCTGGCATTGGGATTGAATCGCATTGGAACTCCTCTATTTCTGTATCAACGCCGCCAACCGGCTGCGCGGGGCCTGACCGCCTTGGCCGAGTGTCGTGACCTTGACAGCAGGTTCGGCCTTAGCGGCCTCCCTCAGCTGCTTCAGTGATTCGCCGAGCTTGACCGCGAGTTCGCCAACGGCCAGCCCTTGCACGCCCGCTTCCTCGGGCTCCACTGGCGCATCGAACAGATCGGCCATTGGCGGATTGACCGCAGCTTCCAGCTTTGCCCAAAGCCGGTCGGTGTACTTATGCAGATCCAGCGACTGGGCCGAGAACAGCGCGTACACACTGCAGTCCAGCACCTCGTTGCGGCGTCCGCCGACCTTGACCCATCGATGTTGCTCACCAGTCGCCGTTTTCTGCAGCACCCGCACCTCAGCGGTAAGCTGCTGGTAGAACTCCACCGGCATCGCCTTGGGGAAGTGGACGTAGCCGGGGCCGGGTTGCGTGACCTGCAGGCGACCGTGGATCAAGTCCTTGGCCGTATCGGTCCCGACCATCCACAGCTTTACGCCACGCTTGATCACCTTGCCCTGGTGATTCACGTCCTGCATGCTGCTGCGGCCTTTGACCGGCTGGCCCTGGCGGCTATCACCCTTGACCGCATAAATGCGGCGACGGGCGCGAACGCGGCAGAAGTTGTACGCCTGGTGCGTAAAGTGGCCGCCGGTGTCGATCGCAGCCGCCTCAATCGGGAGGTACTGTCCGCCGACGTGCTTGAACCGCATTTGCAGGTATGGGTCGAGCTTTTCTTCCCACTCCCGCTCATCGGCCGGATTGGCATCGATCACCTGGTAGTCCACGGCCCACATTTCCTCGCCGCGCCCGATGGCCCAGACCACGACCTCGAAGCGGTTGGCCTGTACGTCCACGCCGGCCACCAGCACCAGGCCACCCCTCGGCACCACGCGCAGCGGGTAATCCTCCGCGCGCTGGATCAGTGCGTCCGCCTCGGTCTTCTCGACCTCTTCCTCCCAGGTTTCACCCAGCGTCGTATTGACGAAGGTTTTCAGCTCGCTGGTGTCGCCCGCGCGGGCCTTATCAACCGCAGCCAAGTAGTCGCGCACGATTTGCGCCCATGTCGCCTGCGGGCTGTACGCCGTCCACACATGAAAGGCGATCGAGCGCGGCGCCGGGACCAGCTCGTCGGCAGCGTTTCGGAAGCGGGACTCACCATCGATCCAGGTTCCGTCCGGAGCCTCCCAGCGTCCCTGCGTCCACACCGACAGGTATTCGGCCTGCGTGTACAGCGTCGCGCAGTGCGGACAAACATGGCCGACCGTTTCCGGGTCGCGGTTGATCCACTTGAAGCCGTGCCGCTTATCCTTACCGCCAAACGTGATTTCGTGCCGGTCGCCGCAATGCGGGCATGGCACTTTGAACCGCATCTGCAGGTCGCACTGTTCTTCGCGCGCCTCGGTGCGGCTGAAGCCTTTCAGCTTCGGCGTAGAGCCAAGGATCTCTTTCGGGAACAGCGCGCCCTCAACCCGCTTACCCGCCAGCTTGTCAGGACTGCCTTCCTTCTCGATGTCGAGGTCGAATCCGTCCAGCTCATCAAGAATTGAGTAGTCAACCGAAATACGGCGGTAGCTGCGGGCGGCCTTGCCGCCTTTGGTGTAGAGCCGAGATCCCAAGAACTGCTTGCCTTTGAGCGTGTCGTTCTTGCCTTTGCCTTTACCCTGGCGGAACACCTCGCGCATGACCTTTACGTCACGCAGCATGCTGTCCAACTCGGTTTTCACAAACTCGTCTGAGTCCTCATCCGTGGGTTGCCACACAGCCTGGTTGCGGCGCTTGTGATGGGCCACGTAGGCGATCAAAGCCACCAGCATCTTGGTGTAGCCGACGCGCGCCGATTTCTTGACTACAACGACCTGAATGTCGTCGTTGGAGAAGGCGTCCATGATGGCTGGCTGGAACGGATATGCGCTCCATGCGCCCTCGACATAGGATGACTCCGCCGACAGGTAAAAATGCTTCTCAGCCCACTGCGACAACCGCATGGGCTCAGGCACCTCAAGCGTCTTCAGGCCACTCCTGATCGCCTTCTGAATCTCCGATAGATCCATCCTCGTCCTCGTCTTCCAGCTGCGCGGACGCCGCTATGTTTCGCGCCTTCGCAATTTCCGTCGTGATGATTTCGAAGTCGGCTGCGGTCAGGCCGGGCGACCGGCGCTTGATGCTGACGGGAATCGACTCCAGAACCCTGGCGATCTTCCGCCCCATCGTTGCCATCGCCATCTCCAGCGTGGCGACCGGTGCGCTTTCCTTCCGGGTGAGGGCATTCGCCATTTCAAGGCGGATACGCTGTTCGCGCGCCAACGCAGCGCGCTCGGTTGCGAGATCCAGGTCGCCGGCAGCGGCACGGCCAGCGGCGTGCTCTCGCAGATGTGCGCAGTACCGCTGCAGCCAAATTCCCGCAGGCTCGCCGGCAATCAGCACCTCGCGCTTGACCAGGTCGCTGACAGCCTGCTGGCTGATTCCCACCAGGTCGCCGAACTCAGCCTGTTTCATGGGCGAGGTAAGGTCCACCATACAACCCCCTAGCAAATATTTTGGAAGTAGCGAACGATCGCGGCGCGCAGTGCCCGTGGGAACAGAACGCCCAGGAGGGACCCGTTCCGTTTCTAGCCCGCCTTTTTCGCCCTATCGACCGTTCCGCATCGCGTCCTCCAGCGCCTGCCAGAACTCGCGCTCGACATTCGCCGCGATGATGGTCTTGGCACGCGAGCGGTAGTTCAGCTTCTGCGTTACCGCGATCGGATCACCGAAACGGATCAGCAGCTTCAGCCGCCCGCTGGTGTTGGACTTCGCATCGACCAAGCCATGCCGGCGGGACATCCCCCGCAGCTTCTGGTTGTCGCGGATATGCGGGCGTTGCCATACCCCGTCGATCACTTGACCGCCCTTGGTCTTCACCTTGCCGATGAACACATCAGGCCGTCCGCGCAGCTGGGAGAGCTTCGAGCGCGACAGGTTGCCGTACTGGTTCAGCTGCATACCGTTCTTCGGATTCAACCAGGTGCGACCAGCACCGATCAACTTGTGATTGCCGCCGAACTCGTAAGGCTCCAGGTACGACGCCGCGATATCGCGGACGTACACCGTGGCCACCAGATCATTCTTGCGCGCGGCCTTTACGCCGACCGACTTGACGGTGAATGGCGTCGGCTTATCGAACAGCGAGCGCATGCCGCCCTGCTCGCCCTCCTGGACGCGCCGTCCGATGGCGGTCAAGGCACGCGCGCTGGCGAACGGGAGCTGCTTTCGTGCGAACGTATCAAGGCCACGCTGCATCTCTCTCAAGTTGGAGCGTATCGAAACGTCGAACATGGATGCCCCTGCGTGCAGACGTCTGCACAGAATAAAAAAGCCCGGACGCACCGGGCAAAGAACGAAACGCCAACCTGTATCCCCCGCTATTCAGCGGATCGAGACAAGATCACCCACCTTTCGTCGTTGAGAATTCGAGCCGGGACTAACCCGTGATGTTCTTCACTTCCTTTACCACTTCGGTAGCGGCCGCAGCAACCGGCTTTACGACAGCGTGTGCGACGTTCACGGTCACGGCTACAGGCGCAACTGCGACGCGCACGACATCGGCTCCCAGGCCGACAACGGAATTCAGCAGACCAAACATGAATGACCTCCAGTAGACGCTGTGCGCCGGTAATTGAATTAGGATGCGCTTTACGTTATCGCCCAACGCCGCCATGCTTTGCAATGGCCGAAACAAAAAGCCCCACTGCGGCAACGCCGAGCGGGGCAAATAAAAAAGCCCCGCATGGTGCGAGGCTTTGGAATGGTATGGACGAGCGCCGTCCTGAACGGGATTCTACGCAAAGAAAACGCGCGTTGCAAGATTCTTTCGCAGCAGCGTCGTTAAGGCCACCTCCGCTTCGGGCAGCACGTCGGCGAACACCAGGGACGGGAAGCGCCAGACCGTAGCCAGACGGCAGCGCTGACGGATTGCCCAGTCGAGATGGCGTGGCAGGCTGACCACCATCGCTTCGACTGCCTCGGCAACGCGGTCGTCCATGTTCCCGTACAGCGCATCCGAGTCCGCCTCGTTCTCGCTTTCGATAATCGCGCAACGCCCCCGGAAGCCAAGACGCAAATCATCGCGGCGCTGCCACTCCGTCCACAGGTCCAGGCAGTAGTCCAGCGGCCCCACTTCCTGCTTGTCAGCCACCGGGATCACCCGCATGGCTGGCGCCGTCGCCACAGCCGCCGCACGTCGCTCTTCCACAAAGACCATACCGTCCACTTCGATTTTCGCCACCGCTGTCATCTGCATATCCCTATCGTTTTCCATTTGCCCTGAAACCCTGCCCGGTTTCTACCCTGAACCAACCCTGTAATCCTTCGATCAGACCCTTTACACGCCTTCCGTTGACCCTGTTACGCTGAAACCCGCATGAATACTTGCTTACACAGGGTTAACAGGGTTAACAGGGTATAACTACACACACATATAGATTTCTTCGATGCCTTCTAACCCATCAAACACACACGCGCACGCGGAAGCGCCCCTGCAAACCCTGTTAACCCTGTTAACACCGCATGAACACTGGCTTTGCGCGTAGCAGGGTATGTGCAAGCCCTGTTCATAACCTTGAAATTGTCCACACTCATATCGGGGCCTTGATGTCTGCCAGATCGCGGAAGCGTTCACACCGCTTGCTCAGGCTCTCCTTCGCGTCGTCACCCTCCTGATCCGGCACGTGCAGCACGGTTAAGAGCTTCTTCTTCGTGCCGATCGTGACCCACTGGCGGTCCTTCTTGAGGCGATTCCCCATCAGCTCGGCAAACTTGGTGAGGGACTGGCCGCGCAAGCCGAAGCGGGAGCAGTAGCGGTCGTAGACCAGGTACAGGTCATTCGACAGGCAGGAGCAGTACGGCGCATCCAGCTCGCCTGCAGCCCAAGCCAGATAGAACGCCTCCCAGTCTGGCCGGCCAAAGCTGATCACGCGCTCTTTGGCCGCAGTCATCGGCGGCCAGGTGTGCGGGTTGAAGTCGCCCAGCGGGTACTCCAGCAGGAATGCGTAGAACGCCTCGATCAGACCGTCCTCCAGCACGGCCTTGATCTTCTTAAGCAGCTCCGGGTCCAGCTCGGCGCGCACGTCGGCAACGCAGAAGCGGCGGTCGTGAGGCTCCAGCGGCACGGCCTGGAACTCGTTGGACAGCATGACCGTGTTCATGTGGTTGGCCTCGTCGCGGTCGTCCTTGAACTTCTGGCTGATCGGCTGCGTGCGGCCAGTGATCATGTGCTTAATCAGGCCAATGGAGCTGTACTTGTCTTGGCGCGACAGGATTTCCTCGAAGAGGACGAACAGCTTCTGCGAACGCCACACCGTGTAGGTGGAGTCCAGCTGGTTCTGGCCACCAGTCGCGCCATACTCGCCATAGATTGGCTTGACGATGCCTTCGAAGAACAGGCTTTTGCCGGTGCCCTGCTTCTCGCCGAAGAACAGCAGTGCCGTCTGCATCTTGGCGCCGGGATGCTGCAGCGGATAGGCCAGCCAGCGCAGCACCCACTGGAACAGCTCGTCGCGCCCCGGCTCCGATGCGCAAAGGCTGTACAGCAGCTCCAGGGCCAGCTGCGCTTTCTGCTCGTCCTTTTTCGGCTTGAGCGGGAAGCCTTCGAACATGTTGATGTGCGTTTTCAGGTCCACAGTCTGCGTCGGATCGAACACCAGGTTCTCCAGGTCGATCTCGCGCCGCATTGAATGCTCCAGCCAACGCTCAGCCAAGTTCGAGCCGCGCGACAGTGCCATAGCGTCGTATCCAATGATCTTGCGCCGGTCGTGATCCCACACCGTCTTCGTCCCGTACAGCAGCGTGTACCGCTCCAGCATCATCAGCAGGGAATCATCCCCCGCCCCCCCGCCAGTTGCTGCGACGCCGCGCACAGTGGCCGGGAGATTGCGAGGGCTGATCGAGCGGCGCTGTGGGCTGTTTTCCCATTGCTTCGCGCTTTCCTTGCCGACCATAGTGACGAACGCCTTGCTCTTCATGCGCAGCTTGTTCACCGAGTCCCACACATCGGTCGAACCTTGGATCAGCGCGCAATGCGACAACGCCCACTCCAGCGGAACGAGGCCAATTGCCTCGGGCTCGGCATTCTCTACGGAGGGGGCCGGGGGAGCGTCGGCCGCCGCGACGGCTGGCGCCAGAGGCGCGCATTCCACATGAGAGGGTGCGGGAGACGGCAGGTCAGCGGCAGGCCGATTCTCAATGGCCGCCATCACCTGGGCGCGCGCCACGTCGAGCGATTCCTGAACGTGCAGGTCGTTGAAGTCCGTCCACTTGTTCTCGCCGCGATCTGCGAACGCCGGCCATACCACACGGGCGTTCTCGACCTCACGGGCAGCAGCACGGGCGCTGGCGATGCCGGCGTTCTCAAACTTCCAAATGTGGAAGCGACGACCGGAGCGTACGTCTGCTTCGATGTAGTCCGTGCCAGTCGCGTCCTTACGCCAGGTTGCGCGCACGGTCACATCGTGGCCAGCCGGGTTCTGCAGGACGTGGTCCACGCCGTCGATGGTCGGCGCCACCACGTCGAACTCCTCCAGGACGTCGCGGGCGTAGCGCTGCACCAGTTGCCAGTCGTCGTCCGCGAAGAAGATCAGCTCAGCGTCGGGAAAATCGGCGCGGAGCTTGCGGGCGACCGGAAGCAGGTTCCCAGCGCTGAACGTGACCATTACGGGCAACGCACCGGCGCAGCCCATACGCACGGACTGGCCGCTCGCATAGCCTTCCGCCACGCCGATCTGGCGAACGTCTGCCGACACGGCACCAAGCAGGCAGCTTGCACCAACCATATCGGCGCCGGTGTTAAAGCGCTTCTCGCCATCAGGGGCAATCTTCTGCACGCAGGCCAGCTCTGCGCCGGATCGCGTGTAGTGCCGCGCAGGGACGAGCAGGCTGCCATCCTCATGCACGCGGGCATACTCGCCGACGATTTGCTTGCGCACCAGATAGGCGTGGTCAGCGACCAGCGTAGCGTCCTTGGCCTGCCGCCATTGCCGGCGTGCACGACCAGCAGCGAGGCCAGCGACGTGCTGGCGACGCTCCTCCTCTTGCTTCTGCTTCTCTTCCTGTCGGCGCTTTATCGCAGCCAGGTCAGCATCGCTCAGGCTGGCCCGCCCAATCTCGACTTTGACGGTGCCCGGATCGCGCCCCTGGAAGCGACCAAACGCCCCGGCAATAATAAACCGGCCGTCGTCCAGCTTGATTTCGGAGAGCTTGTACCAGGACTTCTTTCCCTTCCCAAATTTCTTGAACTTGGCATTGAGATCCAGTGGCGTCGGCGGCAGCGCGGGAAGGTGCGCCGCCATTTGCGCCAGTACGTCGTTGACAGTCGCCATTTACTCGCTTTCCGGGCGCACCGAAGACTTGTAGGGAACCTGTACGCCCCCCATCATCGACGGAATGTCACGGTAGTCCAAGGCACCAGCGCGGATCACCATTGGGCTGCGGCTGCGCAGTGGGCGGAAACCCTCACCGACGCGCGGGGCTGCTGGGATGCCCTCATACTCTGGTTCCGCGTCTTTCGGCCCTACGAACTTGTTGCCTGCCCTAGTGATCTCGATTCCCTTTGGAGTAATGACGGCAAGGCCAACCGCGCACAGGGAGCCGATCACTTCGTCCTCGAATTGGACGGCACCACGCTTCCACCCCGAGCGTGTGGCCAATGCTGCAGCCGAAAGAGGTGCGCGGGCAGCATAAAGTGTCACCACCGCGTTGTAAGCTGCTGTGCCGCGACGCGGCATATGGAACGCCGCCATTACGCCACCTCTCGCAATGGCTCGGCGCGAACAGTGTTGGCGCGCGGGCAGTACACGCTGAACATCACGGCCAGCAGGGTTTCGGTCTTGCGATGCAGTTGCGCACCCAGCGCTTCGAGCTTCTGGCGCTCGTTGGAGTCGATCTTGTTGTCTTCAATCGCGCCGATGAACGCGTTGAACAGCTTGCCCAGCTCAGCATAGTTCTCGTTAAACAGCAGCTGAATGGATTCGTTTTCAATCTCGCCTGCCTCTGGCAGCTTTACAAAGGTGCCGCCGCTCGCGACCGCGATCGCTTCCGCAAAGTCTGTGCCGCCCGTGAGCTGCTGCAGAGCCAGGGCATGATCCGTCGAGAGGGACTGCCCCTTGGTTTCATATGCCCGGTTGCGGAGAGAATTCTCCGTCATACCCAGGTGAGCTGCTGCCACGACCCATTTCCCAGGAATCGCGTTGATCAGGTTCAAGATAGCGCTGCGAACATCCATACAAACTCCTAAATATTATGGTTTTGCTACTGCTCTTTCGGCTCTACACTTCGAACCGTCAATGAGGGGATTGCACCTGCCCGGTGCCCCGCAGATATGCCCAGTCCACATCCGGTCGAAGTGCTTCACACCTGACCCTGCCCTGAACCAGCTTTTCGATCGTCGGGCAATACTCTGCTGGGACACGACGGCCGGGCAATTTCCACTGCCCGGCCGCCCCCTTCGTTACGCCCAAGTGCGTCGCCAGCGCTTGGAGCGAGCCCAAAACGGCGACGACTTCGTCTATTGGAGAGGAGTTCATTGTGTTGAGAGAAAGTATGCCAAGTCCGAAGTCTAGTTTTTCTATACCTTTAAGTCAAGTTTTTCTATCCCATAACGGTTTAGAAAACCTATACGATGACGGAATGGAAATTAAAGACGAAATCGCAACCTGGGTTCGCAGTGCGCGAAAACACGCCGGCCTTTCGGGCGAAGCGCTTGGCGCCAAGCTGGCCCTTGAACTCCGGACGACCCGAGGCAACACCAAGGGGAATATCTCGCACTGGGAGCTGAGCAAGCATCAACCTAGCCTGGCTCAAATGCTGGCCATCAGCAAAATTACAGGCTACCCCTTGCCTGCCTCAGTGGAACAAAATGTGGATGCGACTCGCGCGGCGAGCGCCGGCGACAAGGTGCGGCTTGCATCAGCACCAGGCTATGAGTTTTTCTTGAATCACATTAATACCGTACTAGCCGAACGCGAAGTTCCGCCGCACATTCAAAGCGCAGTGATGGCGCTGTTAGACACCTGCCCACCCAAGGCACGGTAAATTATTCAGGCCCCTCGTCGGGCCGTCCGATACGGATGGACACCATCCCCCGCTCATAGCGGTCCGTCAGCTCCCTGATCAAATCCCCGTCCGAATAGCTGCGCAGCGGCCGTTCCGCAGCATCCACGCTTTCATTCAAACGCCCAACGATCTCTGAATTCAGAGATCGGGCGTTCCTACGAGCAAATTTTTCGAGGAGAGCCTTCAAATCGGCTGGCATACGAAGGCCAAATGGGGCGATGTCTCTACTCATAGAGGCGCAGTGTAGAGAATTGACATAACCTGTGATAGCTACACGGTGAAGCCATACTACTATAATGGCGGACTCCGCAATTATCTCTTGGAAACTCTCAATGCAAAATGACAATACGATCCCCAGTCAAACCGCAGCTACTTTCACGCTTACCGCAATGCCGGGCGTTGAAATTGTGATCGCCAAGGAGAGCCTGACCGACTATTTAGAGGCGCGAGCAGCTCAACTGGCGGCGCTGAACCACTTGTTAATGTCAGGCGATTTTGAAGGCTGGGACGAGAACATCAAGTCGGACGCCAAATGGCTGGCCGCCTCGCTCGCAACGGAGGTATCGAAACTCGCAAGTGTTGTGACATTTCGAGAGAATTTAGAATAACTTTACATTAAAGTATAGTTTTTCTTTACTTCAAAGAATAGATTATCTATACTTCGCTCGTATCATTTCTTGATAGGAGCAAACATGGCTTCACCCGAATCCTTCCCTCTTGGTTTCAACGAGCAAGCACTCGCCGAAAGTCCTGTAGTCCGGATTCGCGCGAGCCGCCCTGACCCCTATGCTGGCCTGAAAGGTCACGCTTACATCAAAGCGCGCAACCTGGCGCAACCAGTGAAACGTGTGCAGACGTATGCACACGCTTCACTGACAGCATCTAGCGAGGTGTGCAAATGAATGCGCGCCCTCCATTTCTCACTGTCGCCGCAAATAACTTGAGCGAACACGCCGCAGCCCTGCTTGCCAGCATGACGACCTTGCAGGCAGCAGCAGCGAATGCAACTGAACTCTTGGTACAAGCCGGGTTTGCTGGAATGCGCGGCGACACTGCCGACGACCTTCGGACAGCACTGGCGGCCCACGGCCAGCTGGTACATGAGTTCAACGTCAAGGTACGCACCAGCGCCGGCACCACCACTTTCCAAGCGCACGCCTCGGATGCAGCAAGCGCCGTCGATGCCGCCGTCGAACGCATTGGCAACGCCCCGTGCGGCATCACCGTTACGCCGGCAGAGCCCGACCGCCAGGCACTTGCCGCAGCGCATCGCACCCTGCGCATCGCAAAACCCCTGGACGTTGCTTTGAACGATCCGAGCCTTGGCCGTGCGCTGCGCTCCTACGCGCGGAAGCACCCAGTTCGCCACAACGCCACCACCGATTTCAAATCCCTTGCGGCCAATGACCGCGACTAACCGAAAGACCCACGCCATGAACAAACTTATCGCCCTTCCACCGCCGGCTGTCCTCGCTCCCGCCGACCAGGTCATCGTTGTTGACGAGCTGGTCATGGAGGGCTATCGCGACGTTCCGCTCCACCTGGTGCGTATTTCGTACACGAACCGCACTCGCTTCAACCCCGAAGCACTGCAACAGCTCGCGGATAACATTGCCGAGGTCGGTATCCTCCAGCCGATCCTGATGCGCCCGGTCACCCCCACTGCCGAAGCCCCTCAGATCCTGGAAGTCGTTGCTGGCGAACGCCGCTTCCGCGCGGCCGTCATGGCCGGCCTGCATTGCGCACCGGCCAGCATCAAAATCCTGTCTGATAAACAAGCAGCCGAAATTCAGCTACTGGAGAACATCCAGCGCGAAAACCCCCACCCACTGGAGGAAGCAATCGGCTTCGAGCAGCTGATGCTGAATCATGGCTACACTGCTGACCAACTTGCAGCAAAAGTAAAGCGAAGCCGCTCCTACGTGTATGCGAGTCTGAAACTGTGCGCCCTGTCGCTTCGCGCCCGCGAATTGTTTTTAGATGACGTCCAGCGCTTCCCAGCATCGACCGCGCTGCTGATCGCGCGCATTCCAACACCGGGCCTGCAGGACAAGGCGCTGGGTGAAATCATGGCGCCACAGCACAACGGCGATCCGATGTCCGTTCGCCAGGCGGCGCAACACATCGCTGGTCGCTACACGCTCAACCTCGAAAGCGCGCCCTTCGACCCCAAAGACGCGAAGCTGCTGGCCGGCGCCGGCAATTGTGGGAAGTGCCCCAAGCGCACCGGAAACCAACCGGAAATTTATGCAGACACCAAGAGTGCAGACGTCTGCACCGACCCCGACTGCTATGCAGAGAAAAAAGCTGCGCACTACCAGCGTATCGTCGTCATCGCCAGCAAAAAGGGGATTCCAGTATTGGAGGGCGCCGAGGCCGTCGCTGCGGAACCGTACAGCTGGGGCCGCGACGAAGAGTTCGTGACCGAAGACCACCACCTGAGCGCATTTGATCGTGTGGCACCGGCAACCGGAATGGCTGGGACGATCAAGAAGCACATCGCAGCCGCAGATATGCCAGCCCCTGCGAAGTACCTCAGGTTCCACGATGGCAGCGTCAAGGCGCTCTACCGCAGTGAGGACGTCCAGGCAGCCCTGGAGAAGACAGGCGCATGCGAATCGGAAGAAGCACGCGCCGCCCGCGAAGATGCCGGCGCCGCCGACCCAACCGACGCCGGTAAACCCAACCGACAGCAAGAAGCCGCCGAAAAGCAGCGCCTGGAGCGCGCGGAACGTCAGCGCAAGGCGACCGCAATGACGGTAGAGCGCGTGGCGTTGTACCGCAAGATCCGTCTGAGTGCGAAGGATGGCCTGTCGCTGCACATGCTGCGCGAACTAGCCAAGTTGATGGTGCGCGACGACATGAACGAAATGTCCATCCCGGATGACTTGATCGGCGACTTGTATCCGTTCGACCGCGACGATGATTCCGTATGCGCCTTCATCGACCAGGCCGACGCAGCGACCGTACAACTCCTGGTGATGGACCTCGTCATGGGCGAGGGGCTGAGCGTCTCATCGCACTACATCGAGGAAGAAGAATCGGAACCGGATGCGCGATACCTCGCCATCAATTCCATCGCCGTCGCAGCGGACATCACGACGAACGAAGCCGACCTCGCCGCTACAGCGGCAGCTCTTGTGGTGCGCGGAATCGATGTCTGCGACCTTGAAACGGCCGACGACGTGCTCGAAGTCCTCGAACAGAATTTGGACCACTTGAATGCCGTATGCGCCCACGTCATCGCCGAGGCACCGCACCACCTGAGCAACGTCGAGCAGGCAGCCCACCACCTCGGCTATGAGTATGGAACGGCCGGATGGCACAAGAAGACCGAAGCGCAGGCGAACAGCGCGGACACGACCACGCCGGCAGAGCCCGATCACGCTGAATCGCCAGCTGCCGAACAGCAGCCACGCTCGAAGCTGTCGATCAAACCAAAGGCAGCAGCGACACAAGCCGAGCAAGCCGGGCCGGTCGTCAAGGTCAAGAAGAATCGCGCCGCCCAGGCACAAGCTGCAGCGCCTCTGGCGCCAGCTGCGGCTTGGCCCTTCCCTACCCCGAACCGCTCGCAACCATGAAAGAAGGCTTCGTCCTCGACCTGGTGATGTTCGCCATTCTCGCAGCCGGCAGCGCCTACGTGGTGCTGTTGGCCACCTCATAGGCACCAACGATCAAGAAAACCCAAACATGAACGCATTCAAAAACCACACCAATGTATCGACTAGCCCGGTGTCGGCCCAGCTGGTGATCCGCAATTTAATCTCCGAGCTGACTGCCAGTGATGAAGTTATTCGCACGCTGCACCGCTTCATGCCGGCGCACCAGTTGGTCCACGCCAAGCTCGAACTGCAGGGCCGTGGCGTCGTTGATCAGAACCTCCAACGCCTGAATGAGCGTGCAGCAGTCGTCGCCCTTGCTACATCCTTTCTGGCCGATCTCCCGACGATACCCGCCGCAAGCCTGAACCTGGTGAAACGCCTGCGCACCGTCGCCGGCCAGAGCATCGTTAAACCACCGGCACTGGATCTTGAGGCCGCCGACCACATCGAACGCCTGGAAGCGCGGCTTGCGCTCCAGCAGCAATCGCCTGAGCTGGTGCTGGCACTTCAAGACATCATCCGCAACGTGCGAGAAGAGCAATACGCCTGGAGAGTTGCAAATGACGCGCTCAAAAGCCTGCGCCTGCCAGATCGCGTCAAATTCGTGCAAGTCACGTCCCATCCTGAATTCATCCGCCCCGATCTCGGCGACCGACGTTTCTGGCCTGTTGACCTGCCCTCGCAAGAGCTCACCACCCACGCACCGAACGCCGACCAGGAACTAGTCTCCATTTTGGAAGGTGCGCTGGCCGATGACCTGGTGCAATACCACTCCCAGGAATGGCTGGCTCGCGCGCGCGCCGCCATTGTGAAGCATCGCAGCCCTGATACAGCAGGCGCAGGCCATCAGAGTGAAATCGAACGACTGCGCCGCGAGCAGACCGCCGACGTTATGCGGTTGATCGGCCCCCTATTGGATGCATTCGACGGAACGCAGAAGAAAGACCTTGCCGACGTTGCGCCAGGCTTGGCGAGTCAGCTGGTTGCCATTAACCAGGCAATGGAAGGCCGCAGACCAAGTGCTGTGGGCGCACACGAACAAGTGGCGGGCGGCAAGGCATGGCGAGACGGCGCGCTAATGGCGCTGTCAGTTCTGGTGTCGGTACACGATCAACCGACTATGGCCGCTTCCGTGGTGAACGAACTTAGTCTGTGTGAGGCGGACTGCTCCGAACTGGACGAGTTCGACAAAACCAATTTGAGGAAGATTCAAAAGGCCGGGCGAGGCATGAAACTTCGCGGACTGGACATCAACGCCGCCACGCAGGAAGCGCAGAAAGGCGGCGCGTGATGCAGATTGAACGCAGCCAAGTAACGAAGCTCGTCATCACCGGCGCGCTTCGCCTCGACCCGATCACAGTCTTTCTGGAGGATATCGGACCGCGCCAGGGGAAGATCGTGATCGAATGCTATGGCAAGTCATGGAGCGGGTATTGGGGCGGTATGGGCAACCGCACGATTGCCGAGTTCTTCAGGTCTTGCTCTGTTCAATATATTGCGCAAAAAATCAGCGACACGCCCGCCGAGGTAACCGACGCGGAATCCATCGCAGATGGCGCGCGCCGCCAGATCATCAAGCTCCGCCGTGGCGAGATCATGCGCAGTTTTGCGCCGGCCGGGCGCGCGGGCCGCTTTGGGCGCGACGACATCACCGCCGAGCGGGCGAGCGAACTGTGGGAAGACGTCGATACGGCGACCTTCGGCAACGACGGCTGGGGCGAGTCCAAACTTATGCAGGAGATTTTCGGCGACGAATGGTGGTATTGCCTTCCAACCAAGCCGAACCCCGACTATCAATATCTGCGCCGCGTCATTGAAGCAGTACAGGCCGCGCTGCAGCAGGAAGCCCAGGAAAGGACCGAACCATGAACTACCTTACTGCCAGCGAACTCGCCGAGCTGGTCGAATGCAAGCCGAACCAGCGCAGCAAGATGGTCACCTGGTTGACCTCGAACCGGTGGAAGTTTGAAATCGGCTCCACCGGCCTGCCGCGTGTAGCGCGCGCATATCATGACCGGAAATTGGGAATCATAGAAACGAAAGTACACTTTAAACATGCCGAAGAACCAAACCTCCAAGCCTTCGCGTAGGGAGTTCCTAGCCGGCGCCGAGCGTATCCAGAAGTACGTCGGCAAGCGCAAGGTCTCCTTCTATTATCAGCACGTCGATAAGACGACCGAGACCTTGGCGACTGCGCCGGCGGGCGACCGCAAAGCAATCGCCGAAGCCGAGAGGATCGCCCGCCGCAAGGCTCTGGATATTCAACAAGGCCAGGTTGTAGCCGGATCGATGGCAGCCATTATTGAGCGGTTCCAGGACGAGATTGATCCGACCCACTACCGCGACCAGTCTAAGGATGGCAAGGCCGTGCGAACGTCGGCCTATCGCAATCTGACCGCCTTCTTCGGAAAGATGGCGCCAGCGTCGCTCAAAACCCTTCACGGCTACCAGTTCCTGGACGCCCGCGCCAAGTCCGGCGCACCGGCAAAAGCCAACAAGGAAATGTCGCAGATGTCCACGATCTGCCACTACGCGGTGCGATGGGGAATTCTGGAGTCAAATCCCTTTACCGATATGATGCAGAACAAGACCGAGAAGGACGTCCGCGCAATCAGCCGCAGCCAGGTCGTCAGGTTCTACCTTTGGGCGCGCCGGCAGGAGTCGGCGGGCACGCAGGTCATGGGCTGCGCAGCTATGTTCACCTACCTCACTGGCTATCGTGCCGCCGAGGTACGCCCGTTCCACACGTCGGGACTACTGAAAGAAGGTGTGCGCGTCGAGAGCGCGAAGCGCAAGAAGGGCGAGGCCGAAGTGATCAAGATCCGCGAGTGGTCCGCGAAGCTGCGCACTGTCGTTGCGCGGGCAAAAGATGCGCACCAGGTCACTCGCCTATACCTGTTCGCCAACAGCTCCGGCAAACCATACACTCGCAGCGGATGGGGCTCGCAGTGGACTGACGCACAGTACGAATGGATCGCATCGTTCGACAAGGAAGTTGCAGCGCACCTGGCAGCCAAGAAGGACTGGGAAGAGCGTTATCGCGCAGCACGCAAAAGCGGCCAAGAGGTCGAGCCGTTTGCGGGGTATCGCGTCACCGAACACCCCTCGTACTTTTCCCTGATGGATGTTCGACCAGCCGCCATCACCGCCAAGCTGGATAAGCGCTCCGCCGATGCCTACGATTTCGCCGCGCACGCAAACCCAGCGACTACGCACCACCACTACGACCGACGCAAGGTGAAGAAGGCTACGGCCACGGAGTGATATAATCTTTCCGACCGATGCCCGCAAACCCGCATGAAATGGTGCGAAAAATAACGGTAACGTCGGAAAGTTTTTTGGCTAGAAATGTTTTAAATCAAAGGGTTAGGCAGATTTAACAACCGGATTGTGATTCCTGTTGTCGTGGGTTCGAGCCCCATCAGCCACCCCAAGAATTAAGTGAAAAGCCCAGTCTTCGGACTGGGCTTTTTGCGTTTTACGCCCCTGCTTTTGACGCACCTCCAATCAGCCCCGCACGACGGCAGTACGCTACCTCGATCAACACGGGGAGATCACCATGGCACACAGGAGCTTGCTTGACACTGAATCGGACCGGCCGGATGATGGTCGCTCTTCCGCAAGGGATGCCATCATGAACGAGCTCATCACAGCGATTGAGGTCATCAAATCCAACTACGCTACCCGGGAAGACTTGGCCATCATCAATGCCAATTACGCGACGAAGGAAGAACTGGCCATCCTTAGCGGCAAGGTCGATGTCCTCGCCAGCAACCTTCTGGCGTTTCAGACACATGCCATGCAGACCTTCGCCACCAAGGCCGAACTTGCCGACGCCGTGTATCAGCTTACCTGGCGCATGGCCGGCTTCACCATCGCCAGCATCAGCGCCACTGCTGCGCTGATGCGCTACCTGTAGATCACTGCGAGACAGATAGAATGAACTCTGCACATCCAGATGGTTATCGTCCACCGGCTACAACCATGCACGAGCTGATAACAACGGTTGAGGTCATCAAATCCAATTACGCCACGAAGGAAGAACTGGCCGTTCTTAGCGGTAAGATCGACGTCCTCGCCAGCAATCAACAGGCGCTGCAAGCCAGCCTGCTGGCGTTTCAGGCGTATGCCATGCAGACCTTTGCCACCAAAGCCGAGCTTGCCGATGCGGTGTACCAGCTTACCTGGCGCATGGCGGGCTTCACTATCGCCAGCGTCAGCGCCACTGCTGCACTGATGCGCTATCTGTAG